GTGAAGGGCACACCGCTGGAGAAGATGGACGGGCCTCGGACGTGGCAGATCGACGAGTTCAAGAGACTCGGGGACCACTTGATGCTCGACATGGAGAAGCAGCGGATCGGACTGCCCCCGTCGCCCCTGTACCTGGCCATCTCGTCGGGTCGGGGGATCGGCAAGAGCGCGTGGCTCTCGATGCTCGACCTGTTCGTGATGTCCTGTTGGGTCGGCAGCACGACGATCGTGACTGCGAACACGGAGACGCAGCTTCGCTCAAGAACAATGGCCGAGCTTGGGAAGTGGCACACCATGGCGATCAACCGGCACTGGTTCGAGAAGTCATCGACGAGCTTGAGGCCGGCGAAGTGGTTCGGGGAGCTTGTGCAGTCTCAGCTATCCATCGACACGCAGTATTACTACGTCGATGCACAGTCGTGGAGTGAAGAGAACCCGGATGCGTTCGCTGGTGCCCACAGCCAGATCGGCATGATGGTCCAGTACGACGAGGCGTCGGGGATACCTGACCCGATCTGGAACGTGACCGAGGGGTTCTTCACTGACCTTGCACCGTTGAGGCTGTGGATCGTCATATCGAACCCGCGTCGGAACACCGGGCGCTTTTTCGAGTGCTTCCACAAGGACCGGGGGTTCTGGCAGACGCGGTATGTCGATTCCCGGACAGTCGAGGGTGTCGATGGTGCCGTGTATCAGCGCATCGCGGACAAGTACGGCGAGGACCACGACGTCACGAAGGTCGAGGTCAAGGGTCAGTTCCCCACGACAGGTGTCGATCAGTTCATCGGACGCACGGTGGCCGAGGAGGCTGCTGCTCGTGAGGTGACCGAGGACAGCGGCGCACCCCTCGTCATGGGCGTCGATGTTGCGCGCAAGGGGAGCAACAAGTCGGTGATCCTGCTGCGCCGGGGGCGTGACGCTCGCACGTACCCGACCTACCGGTACAAGGGTATGACCACAATGGACCTGGCCGAGAAGGTCGCCAGTGCCATCCAGAAGCACAACCCGGACGCCGTGTTCATTGACGGCGGGGGCGTGGGCGGCGGGGTGGTTGATCGGCTCAAACAACTTGGTTACCGGGTGATCGAGGTGCAGTCGGGATCAAGCGCCTCGGACCCCGAGCGGTACTTGAATAAACGGGCCGAGATGTGGGGCGATATGCGCGACTGGTTGAGTATCGGGTGCATCGAGAACGACCAAACGCTGATTGACGACTTGGCCGGACCTGAGTACGATGTAACATTAAAGGGTCAGATCAAGCTGGAGACCAAGGAGCAGATGTTGAAGCGCGGTCTCCCCTCCCCCGACTCGGCAGACGCCCTCGGGCTGACCTTCGCAGAGAAGATCGCCCGCACCGACAGCGCCGCGAACACCCGGCTGCACAGGCTCCAGGGTCGAGTAGCCGAGACTGATTATGACGTATTCAGCACGTAGGAGCACCTGATGGGATTCGTCAAGAAGGCGTTCAAGGGAATCACGAAGCTGGTCTCCGGGCTGTTCTCGGCACCCAAGGTCAAGGCTCCCCCGCCGATCCAGACTCCGACGATGGAGGACCGGGCAGGTATCGCCGCAGCAGCCGATGCCGCACGGCGACGTGAGCGCGTGGCGTCCGGGCGCGCAGCCACCATGCTCTCCGACCAGAGTAACTACACAGACCCCACCATCGGCCGCAAGAAGCTCGGCTGACCTAGGAGAACCCGCATGACCCTCTCGACCAGTACCGTCACCCTCGCACCGGGTAGCTCCCGGACCTACAATCTGGCACCGGGCGAGGCGGTCACTGTCGCCACCGATCCGAACTGCTACGTCACCGTCACCGAGACGCCGGACGTCATCACGACGGCGGACCAGGGTGGTCAGACGAACGTACGCACGTCGATCCTCCAGTACAAGGGCGAGTGGACCTACGGACCCTACGCCCTGGGCGGCACGGTCGCGGTGGCAGTGAGTTCCACCAAGAGCACGTCCTCGGTGTCTGCGACTCTGGGGAGCACGGCCGCTGCGGTGGTGGGGGCTGCCCAGGATGCCGGATATCCTCGCAAATATGTAGCGGGCTTTTTGTCTAGCTACGTGTCCCCCAACGGCGACAGGGGGGAAATTACCTTTGCGTCGGGCCGCGTGCAAACCACGGCCTCTGTTTATCCGCCGTGGCTGTATCTGGATGCCAACGGGCCAACAAATTTCATGCTCCAGAACAATATTCGCGGCCTCGGGTTCGGAGTCGATTCTGCAATTCACTGCATCAGCACTCAAGACCGAAAGTTCTACAAATATTCTAATGGTGCTTGGACCGGTCCTCTGTCGGCTGCAATTGACGCTACCGTTGGAATATTCACGCTGATGTACATGGATTCGCGTGGATATCTGTTCGCCGCGTGGCAGAACCCGAGTCAGGCGCTGTACAGATCGACCGACGGCGGAGCCACATGGGCCGCTGTCATCAACTCCACGACACTACCCCGCCCGGACGACTACATCGGGACAATGACAGAGGCGGATAATGGCAGCCTGTATGCCACGGGATACAACTCTGTTGACGCGGCGGGGACGGCAGTAAATAAGGTCTGGAAAAGCGTCGACGGCGGCGCAACGTGGCAGAACATTACGCCGAACCTCAGTTTCCAGTACCAGCGGCACGTCCACAACATCGTGTGGGATGTTTTCCGCAAATGCCTGTGGATAGCGGGCGGCGACAGCAACAATCAATACATTCAGGTATCCACGGACTACGGACAAACGTGGTCGTCCTGGGCTGCGTCATTCCAGTGCACGGCCATCACGATGGATGCGGACTACCTCTATTACTGTTCCGACCTGGCCGGAGATCATGGAATCTATCGTGCGCGCGGTAAAACGGTATCTGAAATACTGGCGTCAATTCCTCGGCGCGTTGCGAAAATCACAGATATTTCCGGGACGGATGGCACCGAATTCGCATGGTGGGCGGATCGAGACGCTCAAGGGAATGTGTTTTTCCCTTACACCAATGGCGCGCGGGCCGTTTTGCTCGCCTCATCGGATCAGGGTATGTCGTGGTCTGATGTACTCAATACGCAGGTGTCCGGGTCAACCAATTTCGGCTCCGAGTTTGTCCTAGTCAGCAAGTACAAATCGGGATGGGATTCGTATTATTACTCACTGATGAACAACCCGAGGTATTGCACTCGATGGAGAGTCTACAAGTCAGGCATCGCCTATGCAGTCGGAAATTCGACTGGCGATGACGATTTCGGGAACGGGATTGATGTCGCAAGAAAAACTATTCCAGAGCATGGTGTTAAACCGAATGCTGTTGTGACATTGACGGAAAATTACGGGGAAAATGCGTCGCTCGGTTTGCCTGGGCTGCTGCTCGATTCCAACGGAAAAACATTTGGGGCCGCCGTATCCGGAACGATCGCAATCAGCGAAACATTCGAAGGGACGTCGTCGCTGACCACCGTCACCGCAACGAGCGGAACGGTTGATCAGGTCGCGACTGCGAATCCGTATCTCGGTACAAAGCACGCCCGGTGCGTGACCGCCGCGTCTGCTGGTAGCACAGCACTGGTCAATAAAACAACGGGGCTGCCTGGTGTGAGCGGCGATACCGTTTGGCTGTCCGGGTATTTCTACCTGGCGTCTGCGACGATAACGTCGATCCCGTACATCGCACAGTTCAACGCCAGCACTGTCCTCTACATTGATGTCACAGCCAGCGGTGGCGGTCTGTGTGTGCAGACGGCGGTGGACAGCAAAATTTTCCGCCAGCACCTCGACGACTATGTTGCGTTTCCGCTTGGTCAATACGTCAAGGTCAAGCTCTCCGTGTATCTACACGCCACGAATGGCGAAATTAAGGTTTGGCAGGACGGGCGCAGGGTGCTGCATGTCAAGGGCGTCAATACGCTCAACACCTACGCCGGAACCGTCCGCTGGGGTGTGTCGTCCGGCCAGGTGCTGACGATGGATGTGGATAACGTCAAGGCATCGCTCAATGTCGACCCGGACCTACCAACTGCCTATTCGCTGAACGGGAAAGGGCAGTTCCTGATTCGTGAATACGAACGGAGCGAATACTGATCGGTGTGCACGTACCGGCGCAGGTTGCTCATAGAGTCCGCACTACCCAAGCCGCCTCCGGGCGGCTCAACACCGAAGGAGTAAGATGATGGGATGCGCAAAAAGCAAGGGAAAGAAACCCCCGAAGAAATGAGGCACCAATGACTCTGGTCGAAGAAATCTGTCACCGGTACTCCGCTCTCAAGGGGGACCGGGGGACATGGGAAGCCCATTGGGAGGAAATCGCGGAGCGCGTACTTCCTCGCCAGATCGGCTTCGTCGGGGAGCGCACGGACGGTGAGAAGCGGACTCAGAAGGTCTTCGACTCCCGGCCGCAGATCGCCCTTGACCGTTTCGCTGCGGTCATGGACTCCATGCTCACGCCCCGAGCGCAGAAGTGGCACAACCTGCGCACCACGGACGAGACGCTGAACCGGGACTTCGAGGTGCAGGACTGGTTCTACAAGGCCAACAACATCCTGTACGCCGCTCGGTACTCCCCGAAGGCGAACTTCGCCGGCCAGAACTACGAGCGGTGGGTATCCACGGGCGCGTTCGGTACCGGCTCCCTGTTCATCGACTTCGACCCCAAGGTCGGCCTACGATACCGCTGCCTAAATCTCAAGGATACGTTCCTGCTGGAGAACCACCAGGGCGCCATCGATACCGTGTATCGGTGCTTCAAGTACACCGCACGTCAGGCTGCACAGCGGTGGGGTGAGAAGATGCTGCCGGAACGGGTGCTCAAGGCGCTCGACAGCCCGCAGCGTCAGAACGAGAAGTTCGACTTCCTCCACGTCGTCATGCCTCGTGGCGACCTCGACCCCGGCCGCGCAGATGCCCGAGGCAAGCCGTTCGCTTCCTACTACATATCGGTGGCGGACAAGATGATGGTCGCCCCGGAGGGTGGCTTCACGAGTTTCCCGTACTCGATCAGCCGGTACGTCACGGCCCCCGAGGAGGTCTATGGCCGCAGCCCCGCGATGATGGCGCTGCCGGACATCAAGATGCTCAACGAGATGGCCAAGACTGACATCCGGGCCGTCCACAAGCTGATCGACCCGCCCATCTTGCTGCACGATGACGGGATTCTCGGAGGCGGTGCGACCACGGTCAATATGCGCCCCGGTGGCCTGAATGTCGGTGGCGTGAATCGCAATGGTCAGGCGATGCTCCAGCCGTTCGGCACCGGTGCCCGCGTCGATATTGCCGAGGGTAAGATGGACCAGCGTCGGGCAGCCATTGACGATGCGTTCCTCGTGACCTTGTTCCAGATTCTCGTTGATACTCCACGAATGACGGCAACTGAAGCGTTGATCCGTGCTCAGGAGAAAGGGATGCTCCTGACCCCGACGATGGGGCGACAGCAGTCGGAGGCTCTGGGTCCGCTGATCGAGCGGGAGCTTGACCTGCTGATGTTCCACCGCATCCTACCGCCGATGCCGGACATCCTGCGGGAAGCCGGTGGCGAGTATGAGATTGTCTATGACTCCCCGATGTCCCGGATGCAGCGGGCCGAGGAGCTTGTGGGCGTGCAGCGCACGATGGAGCTTTTGTCTCCGTTCGCCCAGATTGACCCGACCGTGCTGGACATCTTCGACCGCGATGAACTCGCGCGCCTGACGGCCGAGGTCTCCGGTGTCCCGACTCCGGTGCTGCGCAGCCCGGACACGATCAAGAAGCTGCGCGAGGACCGGGCAGCACAGGAGCAGCAGATGATGGAGCTACAGGCTGCACAACCTATCGCTGCCGCGATGAAGGATGCGGCACAGGCACAGAACCTGCTGCGGGGTAGCGCATGAACCTGAATCCCCTGACACTCAAGCGTCGGCGTGCATACATCAAGACATTCGATAACCCCGAAGGTCGGAAGGTACTGGCGGATTTGCGTCGCTTCTGTCGAGCGTCACTGCCGACCGCTGATGTCGATAACGTACATACGACGTATTTGCTGGAAGGTCGAAGGGAAGTTTTTCTGCGGATTCAGGCGTACTTGAATCTGACCGAAGAAGATGTTGTTCAACTGATCGAGGATTACAATGAGTGAAGCTGCTGCCGCCCTGTCGGGCGATAACGGTAGCGCCGATACCGGTGCTGCTGTAACGACAACCACCGGAACCCAAGCAACTCCGTGGAACGCGGGGTTTGATGAGGACACCCAAGCCTACGTGGGCGCGAAAGGCTGGCAGTCGCCGGTCGATCTGCTCACGAGCTACCGGAACCTGGAGAAGTTTGCTGGCGGCTCCAAGGCACTCGTGGAACTGCCGGGTGAGGACGCCGACCCGCAGAAGATCAACGAGTTCTACGCGAAGCTCGGTCGCCCGGACTCCCCGGATAAGTATGATCTGAAGATGCCCGCTGACGCGGACCCCAAGGTCACCGAGTTCTACAAGTCCCTCGCGCACAAGCACGGGCTGTCCGCGAAGCAGGCCGTCGGTCTGTACGGTGAGTGGAACGAGTTCATCACGGGTCTCGGGCAGCAGTCGGAAGCCGATATGCAAGCAACCTCGGAGCGCGAGGTGCTTGATGTCAAGAAGGAGTGGGGTCAGGCATTCGAGCAGAACCTTGACGCCGGTCGTCGGGCTGCTGCGGCACTCGGTTACGATCAAGCGAAGCTGGACGCGATGGAGTCGAAGCTCGGCACCGCCGAAACCCTGCGTCTGTTCGCCACGCTTGGTTCGAAGATGGGTGAGGACTCGTTCGCGGGCGGTGAGCGTGAAGGCTCCTCGTTCGCCCTGTCACCGGCAGTCGCCAAACAGCAGATCGCGGACCTGAAGCTGGACAATCAGTTCATGGGCAAGTACCTGTCGGGTGACAAGGACGCCATCTCCAAGATGACCCGTCTCATGGAGGCCGCTCATGGATAAGGCGACCGTGCGTCTGGAGTTGCTGAAGATTCTGTTGCCTCAGTCGTCACGAGTGGGGATCACGACTCCCGAGCACACCATCGACATTTGCAAAAAGTTCGAAGATTATGTATTCTTGAATAGCGAGGAAGTACCGGCCTCGCAAGCGTCAGGAAAGCCCGGTCGGCCTGCAAAGACAACCGACAACAAGGTGCCTGCGTTTCTAGACCCCGCTCAAGCGGACAAGTCGATCTCTACCGGACAGACTTGATCCATTTTTTAGCGAGGTCTCATCATGAGCTTTGAAGTCACGACTGCTTTTGTACAGCAGTACACCACCAATGTTGCCCTGCTGCTCCAGCAGCGCGGTTCCAAGCTGCGCGACTACTGCACGGTCGGCAGCTACACCGGCAAGGCCGCCAAGACCGTCGAACAAGTCGGCGCAGTGACCGCACAGGTCCGCACCAGCCGCCACTCCGACACGCCGCTTATCTCCACCCCGCACGATGCCCGTTGGGTTTTCCCGACCGACTACGAGTGGGCGGACATGATCGACGATCAGGACAAGCTGCGCATGCTGATCGACCCGACCAGTTCGTACGCCACCAACGGCGCCTACGCCCTCGGTCGTGCGATGGACGACCTGATCATCACGGCTGCCCTCGATGACGCCAAGACCGGTGAGAACGGCACCACGACCACCGGGTTCGCCACGGCCACGCAGCAGATCGCCGCTGCCGCCAGCGGTCTCACCATCGCCAAGCTGCGCGCTGCGAAGAAGATTTTCATGCGCAACGAAGTCGATATGGACATGGACCAACTGTGCATCGCGGTCACTGCCGAGCAGATCGAAGACCTGCTGGCGACCACCGAGGTGACGTCGAGCGACTACAACACCGTGAAGTCGCTGGTTCAGGGCAACGTGGACACCTTCATGGGGTTCAAGTTCATCCAGATCGAGCGCCTGGGTGTCGATGGCTCCAGCGCCCGTCGCTGTATCGCGTGGGCCAAGTCCGGCCTGCACGTCGGCATGTGGAACGACATCAACACCCGCATCGGTGAGCGCGCCGACAAGTCGTACTCGACTCAGGTGTATGTCAAGGGAACCTTCGGTGCGACGCGAGTCGAGGAGAAGAAGGTCGTCGAAATCCTCTGCACCGAGTAAGGGAGAACTGACATGGCAACAACCTATGCAGTAGAAGTCGCAGGGATCAGTACGATCCCGACCACCCAGAACAGTGGTGGTTTCCAAGGTGCCCGTGTTCGCTGCTTCCGCGCCACGATCCCGTACGATGGTCAAGCCTCCGGCGACGACATCGTGTTGGCTCGCGTGCCGGCCGGCTACACGTTCGCCTACGGTGTGCTGGTCGCCTCGGCCACAGCCGGCGCCTCGGCCACCATCGCCATCGGCGTCTCGGGTGCCACCGGCAAGTACCGCACGGCCGCAACGTTCACCGCCGCCAATACGCCGACTCTGTTCGGCAATGCGGCTGCGATGGATGATGCTGCACTGACGTCTGCCGAGACGGTGCTGGCGACTGTCGGCACTGCGGCACTGCCGAACAGTGCGGATTACGCTGTCGCGTACCTGTACTACATCGCGCCGTAGCAACAAGGGGGCTTCGGCCCCCTTGTTTCACCACTGGAGAACGACATGGCGAAGCAATACATCGACGCCTCGGTGACCACGGTCAAGGAGTCCATGACCAAGGAAGACGGGACGGCGCTGACTCTCTCGGGTCAGGTGCGCATCCTGTACGACGACAGCGCGACCAAAGCCGATCTGATGGTGTGCATCGAGCGCATCAAGGAACGGATCAACGAACTCGAATTGCAGTAACACAAGGGGCTTCGGCCCCCTTGTTCATTGAGGACACTGAATGGCCTCCGTCATCGACATCTGCAACAAGGCACTTGACAAGCTCGGGCAAAACCCGATCATCAGCTTGACCGATGGCAACAAGGCTGCGAACCTGTGTGCTCGGAACTGGCCTCTCGTGCGCGATCAGGTGCTGCGCGAGCACCCGTGGAACTTCGCCATGAAGCGTGCGATTCTGGCACCGAGCACCGACACTCCGGCATGGGGTTTCGAGAACCAATTCCCGCTGCCTGCCGATTGGCTCCGGCTGTCCGAGATTCGTGATCTATCGACTGGTGAATATCAGGTCGAAAGCAACACGATTCTTGCCAATTCTGATTCACTGTATGTTCGATACATTTTCCGTCAGGAAGACCCGAACAAGTATGACGCGCTGTTTGTTGATGCCGTGGCCTCATGTCTGGCTGTCGAACTCGCAGAACCCCTGACCCAGAGCACCCAGAAGAAGCAACTGGCGATTCAGATGTACACGGAGTCCTTGGTGGCTGCCAAGCGCATCGATGGTCAGGAGAACCCACCGGTCGAGTACGAGGAAGACGACTGGATCAAGGTGAGGTACTGACGTGGCAAAGTCGAGTCCGATCCTCAACGCATTCAATGCTGGGGAACTGTCGCCGGAGTTCAAAGGACGCATCGACCTTGAGAAGTTTCGCAAGGGGTGCGAGCATCTGGAGAACTTCCTGCCTCGCATTCATGGTCCTGCTCGCAAGCGTCCCGGCAGCCGGTTCGTCAATGAGACCAAGACATCGACGAATCGTGCTCGTCTGATTCCATTCGAGTTCAGCACCACTCAAGCCTATGTGCTGGAGTTCGGTGACGAGTACATTCGCTTCTACGCCAACGGTGGCGTGGTCCTCAGCGGTGGCTCACCCTACGAGATCGTCAGCCCCTACGATCACACAGACCTCGACCAGCTTGATTACGCGCAGTCGGCCGACGTGATCTACATTACGCACCCTGACTACCCGCCCTACAAGCTGGCGCGAATTGCAGCGACGAACTGGACAATGACCGAGGTCGATTTCGACTGGCCTCCGTTCAATGACGAGAACGACGGGACCATCACGATCACGGCATCTGCGGTCACCGGGGCGATCACGCTCACGGCATCCGCGTCACTGTTCGTCGCGGCCGATGTCGGTTCGTTCTTCAAGTTCTCCGAGGTGCTGGCGAGCAAGCACAACCAATGGACCTCGGGTGTCGCTGTCGCGGCAGCTGCGACCCGGTACTATCTGGACAACCTGTACTCGACCACGGCGGGCGGCACCACGGGCACACGGCCTCCGATCCATACCACGGGCACCGAGAGTGACGGCGTGGTGTCGTGGGACTTCCTGCATGACGGCGAAGGGTATGTCGAGATCACCGGCTTCACGAGCGACACGGTTGTCAGCGCCACGGTCATCAAGCGACTGCCCGCCTCGGCAACGGGCTCAGGTACGACCCGGTGGGCCGAGGGGGCATGGTCCGCTCGGCGCGGGTATCCGAACTCGGTCTGCTTCTACGAGGACCGTCTGTGGTTCGGTGGCTCGGCCTACAAGCCTCAGACCCTGTGGGCCTCGGTCAGCAGCGACTACGAGAACCACAAGTACGGCACCAAGGACGACGACGCGCTGAACTACACGATCAACTCGCAGGACAGCAACACGATCCAGTGGCTCTCTCCAGGCAAGGTCTTGGCTATCGGCACGAACAATGGCGAATTCACCCTGAGCGCGCAGCAGATCAGCGATGCCGTGACGCCGACGAACGTGCGCATCGTGCCGCAGACGACCTACGGTAGCGCGAACAACGTGCGCCCATTGCGCGTGGCCGCGAGCATCCTGTTCCTCCAGCGGTCGAGTCGCAAGCTGCGCGAATACACCTACGACTTCAACACCGACTCGTATATGGCCCCGAACATGAACGTGCTGGCCGACCACATCGCAGAGACGGGCATCGTTGATATGGCGTACCAGCAGGAACCGGACCAGATAATCTGGGCACCGCGCACCGATGGCACGCTGATCGGCATGACCTACGAGCGCCAGGAGGACGTGGTGGGCTGGCACCGGCACAGCCTCGGGGGCGATGTGGAGTCCGTGGTGACGATCCCGCATTGGGACGGTGACCAAGACGTCACGTTCCTCGTCGTCAAGCGCACGATCGGCGGGGCGACGAAACGCTACATTGAGTACATTGAGAAGTACCGGGAAGACGTGAATGCCTTCTTTGTCGACTCGGGACTCACGTACGACGGTACACCTGTCAGCACGGTGTCTGGACTCGATCACCTAGAGGGTGAGGAAGTCGCGGTGATGGTCGATGGTGCCGTGCATCCGAACGTCACGGTCACCGGTGGATCGATCACCCTTCAGTACGCAGGCAGCGTGATCCATGCCGGTCTGCCTTACACGGCCACCATGACCTCCATGCCCATTGAGTCAGGTGCTTCGGACGGCGTAGCCCAGGGTAAGCAGATGCGCTTGAACAACATCGTCATCCGCCTGTACAAGACGGGTCCGGGACTCTGGTATGGCCCGAACACGACCGACATGGACGAGTATCACACGCGCACGAGCAGCGACGACATGGACGCGCCCGTGGCGCTCTATACCGGGGATACTCCGACCCTGCCGTGGCCGAGTGGCTATGAACAGGCACCGCAGATTACAGTGCAGCACCGACTTCCATTGCCTTGTACAATCGTGGCACTGATGCCGCAATTGAACACCTATGATCGCAATTAGACCGAGCCGGAACGAGGATATCTACAAGCTGCACCTTCAGACAGGGCAGACATCATCGATTGATCTGGTGAATGATGAGTTTGACTTGGCGACCTACGCGGATGTGGGGATGGCTGAGACGGTGGAGCAGGGTGGTGAGGTGCTGGCAATGTGGGGTGCCGAACAGGTATGGGAGGGGCGCATGATTGTCTGGGCGCTGTTGTCCCAGAATATCGGCTCCACAATGCCGGTCATTCATCGGCACATGGTCAAGTTCCTCAGTCGGCTGGACGCACGGCGACTTGAGGCGTATGTTGATGTGGGCTTCGCTCCCGGACACCGATGGATCAAGATGCTCGGATTCGAGGTTGAGGGGTACATGAAGTCTTTTCGTCCAAATGGTGATGACATGGTTCTGTATGCGAGGGTTACCTGATGTCGTGGGGTCAAGGTCTTGCCATCTTCGGGAGCTTGCTTGGTGCGGCCGGTGATCTCAGAGAAGGGGCGGCTGCGCGATCTGCTGCTGAGGGAAGCGCACGTCGCACGATCTTCGACGCCTACTCGGCCGAGGAGCTTTTCCGCCGCAGGGTGGGTCGCCAACAGAGCACCACGAGAACTGCGATTGCGAAGTCAGGCATCACGGCCAGCGGCACGCCGTTGAACGTGCTGGCGGAGTCGGCGGCGAATGCTGAGATCGACGCTCTCAACTCCCGGTACGAGGCATTCAATGAGGCTGCCAGTCTGCGTCGTGCTGGCAAGGAAGCGCAGAAGGCGAGTTACATCAAAGCAGGATCGAGACTACTGAGCAGCTTCGGCTCGTTCGCATAAGGGGTAAAGAATGGCACGGCTTCCGATTTACGAGCAGCAGACATCCGCCAAGACGGGTCGAGTGACCCCGCAGGAGATGGGTGCTGGTGTTGGTCAGGCTATGGGGCAGATGGGGTCTGTGGTTGCGGACATCGGGTTGAACATGAAGCGGCGCGAGGACACACTGGACCGCGTGCGCCTGTTCGGTGAGTTTGACATCTTCGCGCAGCAGTCATTCGAGGCTCTGGGGTCCGAGGACATCGCCAACAAGGCCACCGTCGAAAAGTATCAGGCGGCGCTGAAGGAGAAGGCGCAAGAGCTTCTGGGTGCCCACTCGGGCACCGGGGACAGCCGTGCCGCGTTCCAAGCACAACTCGAAAACCAGACTACACAATATCAGAAGATGGCTCTGGGTCAGCAGATCAAGGCTCAGTACCAGATGGTCGGCAACATGGTCGATCAGTATTCCAACGAACTGGCGATCAGGGGGTCGTTTGCACCGCAGGAGATGACGAATCTGTTCGCGGAGCTCGACGCTCGGATGGAAGGCATCAAGGATGCTGTGCCGGCCGGACAGTACGAGGAATGGCGCATGGCCGGCCGGTCCAAGATCGCCACGAACACGATCAAGACCCTACTGACTCAAGGAAACTCCACTGCCGCCAAGGCGCTCATGAACGACCCGAACGTGGGTACGTATCTTGACCCGAACACGGCCCGCAGCTTCAGTATCGACATTGCCGTTGATGAAGGGAAGCAGGCTGCTGAAGTCGCACGTCAAGACTCAAATGTGCGCAAGTTCACCGGTATGCTCGGGCGCGATCTGTCGCCTACCGAGGTCATGAAAATTCGCAGTCTTCCACCGCAGAAGGACATGACTGTCGCGGATCAGGTGATCGAGTACGAACTGGTCACCGGCAAGCCGGCACCCCAGAACGTGATCGACAAGTTCTACAAGGTCGAGGCGGAAACCGGTACAGGTCTGGGCGGGAACAGCCTCAAGGCTCAGGCGCTGCGATTCGTGAGCGCCAATGCACCCGCATACGCCAACGGGATGATGGACCCCGCAGAAGCCCGGAATTTCGAGGCGATGTACACGGAAGCCTACGCTGCGGTTGACAAAACAGACCCAGTAACCGGAATGTGGACCAAGATTCAGCCGACCGTGCCCGCATTCGCTGCGGAGGCTCTGCGCCGTGGCTCGGGGTTCTATGGTGGTCTGAATATGCCTGTTCAGCAGCCGGCAGCCGGTGCCCCGATGTCCGCACAAGCAGGCAGCGCCGCAGCACCGGCCGAGAGTGCCGTGGTGTCTGTGGGCGGGCAGCCGCTGAACCGTCCGCCCCGTCCGGGCGAGGAGATCGAACTGACCGTCGGAGGTCGGCGCATCGGCACCACAACTACCGGACCTGACGGCACGTGGAGCGTTGAGGACGTGAAGAAAGCATCTCCTGCCGCATCCTCCCCTCAAGAGAATAAGACTATATGGGAGATGGCATCGGATATAGCCGGACCTACTCCTGCGGTTAAAGCAGGGGTAGGGGGCATTCCCTATGTTGGAGAAGTGATCCAAGGTGGTGGTCAAACTGCATCTAATAGGGCGTATGTTAAAACTCAGATAAGTGAAATGATCGATGCTCTTTCGATTAATCCTCGCAACCCTGTGGCGTTAGTGGAGATGATAAGGAAAGAGATAGACATCGATCCTAAAGTGATCGACGACCCTTCAGCATACAGAAGAAGAATTGAGGGTGTAAATAGATCATTAACTGAGCGTCTGATAGAAGAATCAAACGCAGCAAATGACACAAGCCTCCCGGTCAAGACCAGACAGGACGCCTTGGATGTTGCGAACACAATTCGTAATTTTCAACAGAAACTTATGCCCCCTCAGGTAAAGAACCTGAAGGAACTGGAACAAATGAAGTTACCACCGGGGTCTAAATTTATCACTCCCGATGGGAGACTTAAGCGTGTTCAGGGGAATTAATAATGGATGAGTTTGCTGATTTCCCTGATGTTGAAAATAGTTCGACAACCACTGACGAGTTTGCTGATTTTCCTGATGCGGAATCAGGAATAGCCAGCGCGGAGTCCAAAGTTCGTGCGGGTCTGGAAGCCGGTGCCGGTGCTGCTCTGGAGTTCGGTGCGGTGTTGCCCGCGATAGTCGGCGGTGCCCAAGCCGGTATAGCCGCAGCCCCGTTTCTCGGACCGTTCGCCCCTCTCGGTCCTGTTGTGGGCGGAATTGCCGGGGGCGCTGCTGCTCTGAAGGCTGGCGGCATGGCCCGTGAATCTCTGGGTCTGCGCAAGCCCGAGGAGTTCGACCCCGAGCTTCGGCCGGCTGCATATGCTGGTGAGTCCTTCGGTGGCGCGCTGCCGATTGCCGGTGCGCCCTACGTGGCTGCTCGCACAGGTCTGCGGTTCGCCGAGAACACCGTGGGTCTGTTCTTGAACCGGATCATCGACACCGCTCGACTGCAACCGAAGCACTTCGCACTTACTGAGTTCTCTACTGCGGCGGGTGCTGCGACAGGCGCCGGCATGGCCGAGGCGATTGCACCGGGGCGCACTGATGTTCGGATCGGTGCTGAAGTGACGATGGGTATATTCAACCCAACTGTACTAGCTACTACTGCCGCTGGCTTCGGGTTTAAGTTAGTTCGGAAGGGGTGGGAAAACATGAGTCCTGCTGGTCGGGAGACTGCGGCCGGCCGGCTTCTTCAAGACTTGTTTCGCGTGACAAATGAAGACCCGACCGTAGTCGCCCGGATTCTCCGGCAACAAGGCATCGTGGGTACTGAAGGACTCACGGCTGCACAGAAGACAGGTTCTGTGGCGCTCAGTGCTTTAGAAGAATATTCGTCTAAAAGAAGTGCACGATTCGGGGCTGAAGCGGAAAGTAAGGCAAGAGATGGTCTGGACGTTCTGCGCGGGCAGATCACACTCCTGAGTAACACGGGCGATCCGGCTGCACTGACCATTGCCGCCAAACTCAAAGATATCTACTTCCGCACCCTGATCCAAGGTCGCCTGGACGGTGCGATCAACGATGTCCATGTTGCCGTCAGCAAGATCAGCAAGGACACGCCGGGTGCTCGGGCTGAACTGAGTGTCAAGGCTCGGGAAGCCGTGGGTGAGTCGATCAAAGAGGTCCGGGCAGTGGAGTCCCAGCTTTGGTCCAAGGTCGATGGTACTCGCGCAGTGCAGCCGACGAACCTGCAACAGACGCTGGACGAACTGAGCAAAGACCTGTTGCCCGAGGTCAGGAACGAAAAGCTACCGAAGGTCGTGCGCTCGTTCCTGGATCGCGTGACCAAGGCATCCGCTGACTCCCAAATCTACGATCCCAAACTGCTTTCGTACGTTAGCGTCCCCGGTGCCGTCAAGGGCACGAACGTCAAGGAGATGCGCCAGCTTCGCAGCGAACTGCTCGATCAAGCCCGTGCCTCTACGAACACTGGTGACTTCGGACAGGCTCGAATATACAACGATCTGGCCGAAGCGGTGCTGGACGATATGGACGTAGCTTTTCGTGAAGCCGGTGACAAGACCTACGATGAGGCTCGTGCATTCTCGCGTGAGTTGAATGACGTGTTCACCCGTAGCTTCGTCGGCAAGGTGACGGCTCAGGGGCGCTACGGCAACCGTGTCGCCCCGGAACTTACACTTCGCAAGGCGCTGGCTTCCGGTGGCGAGGCTGCCGCGATCCAGATGCAGGAACTGGAGCAGGCCACCCGGTTCCTCCAGACGCGAGGTCTGGGTGACGACACTGCGGTGACCGCGATGCTGGATGCCCAAGAACGGATTCTGCGAATCGGTGCGGCTGAGTCGATTGACCCGCTGACCGGTCGAGTCAAGCCCGAACGTGTGGTTCAGTTCATGCAGAAGAACGAGTTGCTGCTGAAGCGATTCCCAGAAGTGGCTGCGGACTTGAAGGCGGCTATCGGTGCTGAGGATGCTGCACGTCGCATGGAGGCGCTGGCGAAGCGACAGACCAACGTAGTCATGCAGCAGAAGGCGTTCGCCAAGTTGATCGAGTCTGACCCCGTGTCGATGGCGAGTCGTGCGCTGCTGTCGAACACGCAGGAAAAAGACCTCGTGAAGATGATTAAGATCGCCAATACGCCCGAGGCGATGGAGGGCGCGAGGGCGTCGATCTTCAACGCAGCGATCCTGCGGGCGACCGACAAGAACAACGTGCTCAACCTTGAACAGATGCGCGGGTTGCTGTTCACCTCACGTAACATTGGAGGTAAGTCGCCGATACGGGTCATGCAGGAGAACGGTGCCATCACTTCACAGATGGCTGACCAAATCAAGCGGGTGTTCGATGCTGCTGAAAATATAGCAAGGGCGCGGACCCCTAATACCGCAGTCGAAGTGAAGACTGATCTCACGGACGCGGCAATGCAGACGATTGCGCGCATGATCGGTTCGGGGGCTGCGGGTGCTGCCGCCAAGGCTGCCGGATCAAGTAGCCCGTCGCTGATCGTGCATGGTGCCGGCGCCCGCCTCGTTGAGGTTGCATTGAATAAGCTACCGAAAAAGGCAATTCTGGATATCTGGGTCGATGCGCTGAACAACCCGGACAGGATGGCGCTGTTGCTGGAGAAAGCCGGACCCCCTGCGCAGCAGGCCATGCAAGCACGAAGAATTCATGCTTGGCTGGTACAATCCGGATTGACCAGTGTCCAGAGCGCCACGAGTCCGGAGCCTGAGCGCGCATACGTGCCGCCTTCACAACGGATGAGTACCCGCACCAACCCGAGGGCAACGCAATGACAGTCAGCACCACACAATCCCGGATCGGGTACAACGGCAACGGGGCGACCACAGTCTTTGCATTCCCGTACCGGTTTCTCGAACAGTCAGACCTGACGGTTACGCTGGTCCGGGCAGACACCACCCAGGTTGTCCAGACGCTCAATACTGACTACACGGTCACGGGTGCCGGAGATGACGCAGGCGGCACGGTGACGATGGCCGTCGCCCCTGCCACCGGGCAGCAGTTGATCATTGTGCGAGCGGTACCACTGACGCAGGAGACTGACTACATCTCAGGTGATCCGTTCCCGGCCGAGAGTCACGAGCGAGCACTCGACAAGCTGACGATGATTTCGCAGCGACTGGAGAACCTGATCTCCCGCTCAATCCGACTCAGTGATGCTGATCTGCTGGTGTCCTCTACGATTCTGCCAAGCCCGATCGCCAATGCCTCTTTGGTCTGGAACGGGACCGGGACCGCTATCGTCAATGGTGTCGGCGCCGGGGAGTTTGTGGGCTTGTCGCCCTACATGGAGGTGGTTCTGGGGTCTGTGGATGCTGCTGAAGCACGGACGAACCTGGGTGCTGCTTCTGCTGCGACCCTCACGGCGCTTGACGCCGCTGTGGTCAAGCTGACCGGTGCGCAGACAATCGCGGACGTCAAGACCTTCTCATCCAGTCCGATCGTCCCGACCCCGACCACCGCTTTCCAGGCCAGCACCAAGGCGTACGCGGATGCTGCCTCTGCGGTCAAGACTCTGGTCGCGCCGGCATCAGTCAACAACGTGGCCGCGATCGACATAATCAGCATCCCTGCCACTGCGCGAGCGGTAGAGGTTGAACTGGCATTTGTAGCTCCAGCCACGGATAACGTAGACCTCTTGCTTCGGACATCTACAGACAACGGTTCAACGTTTGACACATCAGCAGGCCACTACCAGTACGCAAATGTGGTTAATACTGTAGGTGGGTCTATAGCAGCGAACAACAGCGCGTCATCAACAGCCCTCATGGTAGCGCAGGCGCTTGGGACTGCTACAAATGAAAATGGCTCTGGGCGGGTACGAATGCACTACCCCGGGGATGCACAATACTGCTGTATAGATTGGGAATTCACGTACAGGAATCAGTCGTCTGGTACGCTTGTTAGAGTAAGCGGAGGTGGGTTCCGTCTTGCAGTTGCAGATGTTGACGCGCTGCGAATTCTGTTCTCAACCGGCAACATAAATACCTGTAGGTATTCAGTCGTATATTGGTAAAGGCCATGACCTCCTACTACGCACCCACCATTCCACTCACAGTCAATATCACGTATGGCACTACAGGTGTGCCGGTGTATTCAGGCGAGCAGCATGACATTGCTGTCGCCTCGGATCACGGACGATCCTTGCATGTGTTTCGCAACGGCGTTGTAGCGTGGTCCCGGACGATGCCGAACTCGTGGCCTCGTGCGCTTGACGTGTTCGAGGGGTTGATGTTCTATGGCGACGGGGCACTGATCGTCGTGTGCAACCCTCTCACCGGATTCGTGCATCGCACTTACTCGATGCCGGCGATCGTCAATGCGATCAAGGTTGTGCGCTACGGTGGTAGCGCTCAAATCACTGTCTGTTTCGATAGTAACGGTCCGCACTCGGTCCGCGTCTATAGCTGGCAGGACTTCAATCTGACCCAAGTGTTCAGCAACAGTCACATCGCCCGTAACCCCCGAGGCGCCTACACCTTCGCAGGCTGGCTGTTCGTGGCGGACACCTTCGGCCACCGGGTCTATGCTGTCGATCTGGCCTCGGGCGCCATGCGAAACAGTACGCCGGTCTATTACCCGAACACCATTGAACCGATCACCTCGGACCGCGTGCGCATCTGTGCAGAGCACGAAAACCGCGTGTTCGTGTGGGACTACTGGCCGACGGACACACGCGAAATGGAACTGTGCGCGCCGGTTCTCCCATACTCCGACATCACCGCAACACGGGACCAGATCATTGCAGCGGAATCAGGTACGAGCGCACCAGGCTACAACCCTCCGAAGTCCGCCTGTGCTCAAGAATACGCGGGCGACCTGACGCTGTATTCGCCGAACTCTGCGACAATGACGCCGTACGGCCTGCTCGTCGCAGACACGGACAACCACCGTGTGATCCTTGTTCGAGGTGGGTCCATTGTTGCGCAGATCGCCGGGTTCAACAATCCGACGAACGCCGTGTTGTTTTAAACACCCGTCATGAAAGGAACCCCTGTGCTTGATCCGCAAAACAACGAATGGTGGCTGACAACCGTACTGATGATTATCCTCTCCACTTGGGCGGGAGTCGTCAGCTACTTGAGGATGTTGGTCAAAGGCATGGAGTTCAAGATGATTTCATTCGTCAGCCACATTTCGAGCAGTGCCCTTGCCGGTCTGATTACGGTGCTGCTGTGCGATCAGTACGAGTTGTCGATCCAATGGACAGGGATTGCATGCGCCATCTCCGGGCACATGGGCGCGGAGGCCATGAAGATTTTCGAGGACCATCTGAAGAAGAAAGCGGAGAATCTGAGTGCCTGAGATCAGACCCATCGAGGCTCCCGGTGGCCGGAACATGTGCGCCTTCCTCGACATGATTGCATGGTCTGAGGGTACGGATCACCCGTCGCAGAAGTCCAAGGATCGCGGGTACGATGTACTGGTGGGTGGAGCCCTATTCGAGAGCTACGAGGACCACCCTCGTAAGATCGTGCATCTGCCGCGCCTCGGGATCAACTCCAGTGCTGCCGGCCGCTACCAGCTTCTGTCGCGCTACTGGAACGTGTATTCCCGGCAACTGAAGCTGCCGGACTTCGGACCCCTGTCGCAAGACCTCGTGGCGATCCAGCAAATCAAGGAGCGCCGTGCTGTGGAACTGATCGAGCAGGGCAAGATCGTTGAAGCGATCGGTCGGGTCAAGAACATCTGGGCCTCGCTCCCTGGCGCCGGTTACGGGCAGCATGAGCACAAGACCAACGATCTGCTGATGGCCTACGAGAACTCGGGCGGGCGATACGGATGACCAAGCTGCTGCCCCCGTGGGTCATGTGGCTGGCGCTGGCGGTCCTTGTGGCAGCAGCGACCGGGTGGGGGTGGGTCAAGGGTGCAGCATCCGTGCAAGAGGACTGGAACACCGAGCGTGCGGTTCAAGCAATCGCGGTGCTGCGGGTCCAGGTGAAGCAACTCGAGGTGACTGAGCGCGTTGTCACGCAGTACGTCGACCGGGTGCGCGTGGTGCGCGAGCAAGCTGATGCAGTCATTCGAGAGGTGCCTGTCTATGTCCCGCAGTCCTGTGATGCTGATGGCCGTCTGCCTGCTGGTTGGCGGGTGCTCCACGACGCCGCCGCCAGTGGTGGTGCTGCCGATCCCGCCTCAATCGCTCATGCACAGCCCGTCGCCCCTGATACCGCTGCCGCCACCGTCGCGCACAACTACGGAACCTGTCGAGAGACAGCCGAGCAACTGACTGCCCTGCAACAGTGGGTCCGTGAGCAAGCCGCCGTCCAGCCGTAGACGCCGGCCTTGCCCAGGGTGGAGCAGCTTCACGCCCGAGCAGAAGATCGAGTTCCTGTTCTCCGAGTGCGACAGGCTCAGGGAGGACAGGAACGAGTACAAGCAGATGTACCTGGATCTGCTACGCGAAGTAGTGGACGTAGATCAGGAACACCCCGAACCCCAGACACCCGAGTAGCAGCATCAGTTTCTCTCCGGGTGTGAGGTCGCTGTAGTCCATCGGCGACAGGTACTCGGACTCTCCGAAGGCCTCATGCCGGCTGCGCGGTGCCGTGATGTTCTTGCGCCACGGGTCTGTTGATCGATGGGTACTCATCGCTCACCCCACTGAACCATACGACCGAACACATAAGCGACCGTGATGCTGAGTATCAGGTATCCCAGAATCCAGATCATGTCGATGCTCCCATTGCAGCAGCAGCGCGGACGATTGCGCGACGGGTAGCAGCGTAGGGGTCTTTCTCATATTCCGACCTTGGAATTTCTTTGACAGCTTGGCGCATGAAAAGACCCAGCTTCACAGCCAGCCGCAGCGCGTCACCGTCGTCGGTGAGCGGGTTCCATTGCTTTCCATCCAACCAGAATCCAGATTGCTTCGTATGCTTGATCGTGCCGAACGCAGCTACACGGCTCGTCACCCATTCGCGCCACTCGACAGTCAGTCCCGCCGCTTTCGCAGCCAGTTCCAGCAATTCCCGGTCAGTCATTTCGATGCTCCTTTAAAAATCACACCTTCGTAGATGTTCGGTGCCATGCGCCCTTGGTCCCTGATCGGCACGACCGTCTGCTTCTGCGGGCGCCAGGGTCGAAACTCATGCACGCGCACCTCGGGCATCACAAAGGGACCGAATCGCACCGACCCTCTGGAAAGGCGACTACCGTATCTCGTAATCTTGCGCTGCATCTCCAGATCGTTCAAGAGCATGTTCACCGCGTTACCGGTCAGCTTCGTCTTGACTGCAATCTCCAGAACACTGAGTGTCCCGGATGCCGACTCAACGGCATGGAGTACCAGTGCTGTGTTGATCTTGCGTGTCATGATGGCCTTTGTCATATCGGTTCCTTGTTGTGTGATTAGGTAACTACACTGTATCACATATTCCGGGATTGTCTATAGGTTTTAATGGCCGACCTCAAACTTAGCTCGGACTCATCCTTCTCAGCCAGCGCCAGTGACTGCGCTTGGTCCAGGGTGTCGCGCATCATGATTCGATGGCAGATGACCGGCACCCCTTGACCTTGACGACGCAGGCGTGCGTTGAACTGTTTGTACAGGTCCAGTGACCATGTGAGTCCAAACCATACAAGGATGTGTCCGCGATCCTGAAGGCCATCCACGCCATGTCCCATGCTGGCAGGGTGGCCGATCATCAAGGCGCAGTTACCCGCCTTCCAGCGGGCCATCGCAGCCTCCAGCGCCCGCTCGCTCTTGCACTCGGTCAGGTTGATCGGGTCCAGATGCTTGAACCTCGTCATGATCCGCTCCGCGTCGCTGCGGTAGGCGTAGGCGCACAGGATCGGCTCTCCGTTCGCCTCGTCGATCAGTTCCTCCAGCGCATCGAGCTTCAGGTCGTGTAGCGCCTCCCACAACGGCATCCCGGCAATCGGATACACGGCACCGTTGGCGAACTGGAGACATGCGTTCGTGAGGCTGGCCTGATTGAACATCTCTTTCGACTGGCCGGAGTCCAGTTGCAGGAAGAAGTCCTTCTCCATTTGGTCGTAGCGCGCCCGCAGCGTCTCGGGCATCTCGACCTCGACATCATTGACCATGAGGTCCGGGAGCGGGTTGTAGTCCTCAGCCGACATCTCCAGTGTGATGTCGCCCACGAGCCCTTTGATCACATCCTCGGTATCCTCGAAAGGTACCTCTTTGTACGGTCCCTCTTTCTTGTAGAACCGGGTGCGGAATGCCGTCTTCGACGTGCCCAGGCGCTGACCTCGGTCGACCACGAGGTATTGACCGTGGAGGTCTTTGTACCCATTGGACGCAGGAGTACCCGTGAGTCCTGTTGCCCAATCGAAATGCGGCAGGATTTTCTTGACGCTCTTGACTCTCTGGGTGCTGCTGTTTTTACACTTGCTGATCTCGTCCCAAACGATCCCGTTGAAGGGTATCTGTCGATTCTTGCTCACGAAGTACGTATCCAGAGTCTCCGCCAGCCATCCCAGATTCTCGTAGTTGATGAGATACACGTCAGCCGGCCGCAGGAGCGCACGGGTTCTCTGATCCCGTGTGCCCGTGAGCATCGAGAACTTCAGGTGCTGAGTATGGCTCCACTTCATTGCTTCCTGCCGCCATACCAGCCGGATCACTCGAATGGGGGCGACAATGACCACGCCTCTCAGAAACCCCGCATTCAGCAGATGCACGATGCTGGTGAGCGTGACGGCGGACTTCCCCAAGCCCATATCCAGCCACAACATCGAATGCGGCATGGAACACTGGAAATTGACCGCTTTTTGCTGGTATCCGTGAAGCTTGTCAGGAGTCAACATTTCTCAAAAACCATAAAATACGAATGATGTATTCTTGCGTGCTTTTGTACTTTAACGGCGGTATCTTTTTGTTGAGGAATCGGCATACGATTTTTGGCAGTTAGTATAAACAAATCTTTCAGTCTAAACATCCCCTCACACCATTGGCTCATGAGGATATGAGTCGCGTGCAATTTGTGATTATGAACAATGTCCTGACACTTGACTACAAAAATTCCACCCTTAGTGAGCAAACGAAAAGCTTCTTTTGCGGTGTGTTGATAATGCTCGGCTAATTCAGAGTATTTCCAATAACCCCCGAATCTTTTAGCCATTATCATTTTTCCATTGCCTTCTCGACCGGCGCGCACATAGGTCATGAACGGCGGATCGAACATGACTGAATTGACAAACTCATCGGGCAAAGGAACCGAGGTACTACTTGCACGCAATACATCGTTTTGTTGAGGGTCGATGTCTATTTTTATTGAAGGATGAGGTAAAGATTTCCAAAACTCACCATTACCGTAAGTCAGATCAATATCAAATCTCTCGATATCGCACAATGCCATAATAGACGTAATGATTTCTGTCTGATTATCGCTCACGGATTTGATCATCACAGACCCCGAACCTTGCCATCGACCATCAGCTTCCCCGCATCCACAGAATCAATGACCCATACCTCCACCATCTTCTCGCGCAGCCGGTGATGCTCGCGCTCTTGTACGGGAGTCGGCTTCTTCCCTTCCTGCTTGAACTCCACGAACCACATGTACCCGGTGGGTCCGATGAACAGACGATCAGGTACTGCGGCTCTGGAGGGGCTGGTGAATTTGTACGCCAAGCATCCGCGATCCTTGGCGTAGTCGCATACCTTATTCTCGATGTCACGTTCCAGCATCACGAGTCTCCAGATCAATGAGAATGTCGAGAAAATGTCGTGCTTTCTTCAAGTCATCAACCCCACCCTTCGCACGCCACCGGGTCACATACTTGATGACACACCCCTCGATGAACGGAATCCCGTTACCGTGAATGTACTCGACCGGCTGTATCTTCAAGTCCTTGTAATGACTCCCCGATACTTGAGTCTGGAGTGGGTTATTTGTCATGTCAGACATAATGTGATTTTCTCCACCTCTCGAATGTAGTAATCGAAATCCACAGGCTCTGTGGCATCCTTGATGTCGTTGCACACACAGACACCCCACCCGCTCTCCACCCCAATCCGGCGCCACTGATCAGGCTTCTTCGCCAGCGGGGGCATCCACTTGTACAGCCGCCCGCCACCCTTTGCCACGTAGTACCTTGTGGTGTTCTGAATCTGCTTCTCGCCGTCACCGTAGTCGATGACCAAATAGCTTGATCTCGGTACCTTGGCGCGCAGCATGAAGTCGTACATGTCCGGCCAGTTCTCGACCGTCTCGCGGATCGGGGCACCTTCAACTAGCACCTTTTCTGCCGCCTTCGGGACAACCAAGGCGCTGTGATTCTGGTGCCATTCGAGGTCATACTCATATGCCCCTTTCCTCTTGAGCTTCCCGACCATGTACTCCGCGATGTAGCTGTTCACGTCACGAATGAACATGCGGAAGTACAGCGCCTCCTCCAGCGTCAGTTGGGTCATCTGCTCCCACTCACCCCGGATGCGTTCGACCTCGGAGAGCAGGTCACGATGCACCTTGACCGTCAGACCGTCCGTGTTGATCTGGATCAACCTCAGACCCTCCAGCTTCATCAGGGTCTCGGCCAGCAGACACAAGAGAAGCTGACCATTCAGGGTAATCCTCATGGTAAACAGCGGGTCATAGAACACCGAGAATACGTTGTTCGAATCACCATAGACGCCGTTCAATGCGAGCTTCAACATCGCATTCTCAGCGGACCCCTTGGGGTAGTTCTTCCGTTGCTCGTACAGGTGCTGATAGATGTCACAGAACCCCTGACCCAAGTGTTCCGGGAAGAAGCGGTTCTTGATGGCGAGGTTCGGGTAGTAAGAGGACACATCCAGATCGATCACTGCGTAGTCGGAGTCAGCTCCCACAATCTCGTTCTCCACGGAGCCGTGGATGCCACCGGTACCGAACACAAAGTCGAAACCGGCAATCCGCGCCACGAGGTCCGTGAAG